GTTTCGGTTTCTGTAACCATAACCGTCACCGAAACCGAAACCGTTACCGAAACCGATACTGAAACCATAACCGGAACCGAAACCGTTACCGAAACCGATACTGAAACCATAACCGGAACCGAAACCGAAACCGTCACCGAAACCACAACCGTCACCGAAACCGCAACCGTCACCGGAACCAACGGGATAGAAGTATTCAGTCATATTAGGTTCTCCTACGAGTTCTTGTGGATATTGTACCGTAACCATAACCGTCACCGGAACCATAACCGTCACCGTAACCGTAACCGTTATCGAAACTGTAACCGAAACTGTAACCATAACCGTCACCGAAACCGAAACCGTTACCGAAACCGATACTGAAACCATAACCGTAACCGTTACCGTTACCGTAACCGTCACCGTAACCGTAACCGTCACCATAACCGTAACCGTTACCAACGGGATAGAAGTATTCAGTCATAAAACCTCCAATAAAAAAAGGGAGGGATTAACCCTCCTAGGAAAAATAATTGTTTATATGTTATGGTTTTTTATATAAACCCAAATTCAAAGCATCGGTTGGTTCTCTTCCTAATTTTTGAACTCGTGCTTTTATTGTATCAGCAGAAATCTCAACATTTTCTGCCCAGTCGTGAATGGATTTTGTTTCACCATCTATAGTTAGTTTGACTGAGCAACGTTTGTTTCTTGCTTGTTCAGATGGAGAAGACCATTTACAATTTTGTGGTTCATAGTTGCCATCAACATCAATCCGGTCGAGAGAATAATCGGGAAATGGGCATATACCCATATCAGAAAAAAAGTTTTCAAAGGAATTAACCCACCTGTCGCAAACTGAAATCCCCCTACCACCATAAGATTGGTAGTCAAAATTTGATTTGTTCAAGCATCTTTGTTTCATATGCATCCATGCATTATACTCCTTTGTTTTGCTTTTTCCATGTGTTTTGTTTTTTGTCTCCCTTTGTAAACACCCACAAGATTGAATTTTCTTGCTTGTAACATGGTCTGCTCTAACTGTTTTTTGATTTCCACAAGAACAAATGCAACTGAGATAAGTTCTCTTACCAACCTTAGTTGCATCTATTATGGTAAGACGACCATAACATTTGTTCTTGTAATCCTTCATTCACTCCATCCGTCAGGCACAGGAACAGTGAAGATTACGGAACCAGAAGGAACACGAATGGGATACGGAGAAGTTTTCAGGGTTACTTTGCTATCTTTGGGATTTGCAAGAACACCAGTGAAACCAATGCTTTCCCAACGGAAAACGTGAATGGCATTGTGAATGATGAGGTCTTTGGTGACTTCATCAGTCTCAACATCACCGGCAAAAATCCATCCTCGATCTACGACGACCACGGCACGATTACCGGAAGGAACAGAAGGAGCAGACCCAACTGGTGCATACTGAACACCATTGATTTCGATGGTCGAAAGAGAAGCGTTAACAGAATTCATAATGTGTTTGTTTGTTTACTAGAGTATTATAGGGTAAATTGGTTAGGAGTGGGGGAGGTCTTGTGCCAGTTGTTCAAGTGTCTTTTTTAGTCATTTTTTATACTGCGAAGTTTTTCATATCGTTTCCGAACATCATCGTATCTTTTCCGAACATCCTCATAAGATTTAATAGTATGCTGATGATTGAAGGAGTTTGCAATTGTATGAAATCCTTCTCCAATAGTAGCAAATCCCATAGAAATGTATTTGAAGAAGTTAGTCATTTATTTCCTCCCTCCCAACAGTTGTTCTCACAATTCCAATGCCGACTATCATAAAATCTATAGTCAATATTCCAACCAAAAAGTCCAATATCAAAACCAAAACCTGCGTGGTCTTGTCTCATAGTATAATCAAAGGTAAATCCAATAATGGAACTGGTTTTACAAATACTCAAATCCCAAAACTTATGAGGATTCCAAGTTTTTCCAGTTTTCTCATAAACAGCAGAGAACCTGTTTGAGAATGGATTTGATAGTGACAGTGAAAGATAAATCATTCTTCATTCTCCACAAAGTTTAAGTGCCGAAACTTTTTCGTGAGTTGTATTCATACCATAAGGATCTACCTCTTCGTGTTTCCCGTACCACCAAGAACTGTTATAGTTCAAATAAATTTCCATTTCTTCAAAACAACTAACATCATCTACTCCACCTTCATAACCACGAACAACTACTCTCAAATCTTGTGGATACTCTTTAAGTTTTTCAATCAGTTCAGCAATAGTCATTTTTCATAAGGAGTTTTGTATCATAAGGTCATTATACTACAAAGAGCACCTGAGTTCAAGTGCTCTTGTGCCAGTTCGTCAGGTGGTTTTACACATCAAATTACAGTAAGATTTGAAAGATTTCCAGAATATCCAGTAATTTCAATCACACAATCTTTGTCTTTATTGTATCCAGAAATTCCATCGTCAACTCCAAGAAAAGTTCTTTTTCCATATGTAAACACAAATACACTATCCTTTGTAAATTTTGAATTCAATGCAGAAATAACATTATCATATGAAAATGAATTATAGGCAACTGACAATTTACCAATATTTGTTGCTTTTCTAACTGTATTTCCACAAACATCAATAGTATCCGTACCAATTTCAAGTCCAGTTATTTTATCAAACATAGGGTCAGTGTGAGTTTTTCCATTCACTGCATAAGTGTTTTTATTAATAGATGCAGATCCAATATCAAATACAAAAGTATCTCTTCCCAATCCTCCATCTAAAACATCATTTCCACCATTACCAATAAGAATGTCATCTCCCTCTTTTCCTTCAATTACATTATTACAATTGTTTCCAATAAGAACATTATTCAAACTATTTCCAATTGCATAATATTCTGATGATTGATTTTGAAAATATGAAATCAAAGTAAGATTTTCAACATTTGAAGGCAAAATATATCCAGAATTGGAATATACAGTATCATTTCCTTCATTTTCCAATTCCACTACAACATCATCATCTGATTGCACATAATAGGTATCATCACCCTTTCCACCAATCAAACGATCACTATAGATATAAATGTTATTTTGATCAAAAGAAGAAGGTCCAGAATACTTAAAACTACAACCACCATTCAAAATATTATTTCCCGAGTTTCCTATCAATACATTACTTTTGTAATTTCCGGTTGCATTTAGATTTGAATTTCCAGTTAAAGTAATGTTTTCAATTTCATAACGATATTTGGAAGTTAGGTAATAATTTACACTAGAAATTACAGTATCATTTCCTCCATTTACATATTCTAATACATCGTCATTCAGATTATCAACAATGTAAGTATCGTTACCAAGTCCACCGATCATTGTGTCGGAACCTTGTTTTCCATCAATAATATTATTTCCAGAATTTCCGGTAATTTTATTATTCAAAGAATTTCCAGTTCCATTTAAATTTGACGATCCAGTTAGAGTTAGATTTTCAAGATAATCCCCCAAAATCCAATCAATACTGGATTCAACTAAATCGATACTTGTATCTAAAGAATTTTTATTTTTATTTTCCCTTTCAATAATAATATCTTTTACATTATCAACAATATAAGTGTTGCTTCTTCCAACTGTTCCGATTAATGTATCTTCACCAACCCCACCATCCAAAATATAAGAATATGCACCGTCAATAACATTATTCAGTGAGTTGCCAATTAATTTGTTAACACCAAATGACGTTGAAACTACATTTTCGACATTATCAGGCAAAGTATAAAGATTTAAATTCACATTAACAATTATAGTATCAATACCCTCATTTACATTTTCAACTACAATATCATAAGTTGAATCGACAGTATAGGTATCATTTCCTTTACCTCCAAACATAGCATCATTACCCTTTCCCCCATCAATTTTATTATCAAAGGAATTTCCGACCAATGTATTATTTCCAGTGTTTCCAAACAAATCAATTTTACTCAGATATAGAGAAGCACTGGCATTCGTGTTTGAAGAACCGTCTAAAATAACACTATTAATTTTGTAATCATCAGAATATAGATAAAAAGTATCTTCAGAAATTGAAGAATTGAAAACAATTATCGAATCATAAGAAGCATTAATTCTAATATTTTTTCTTTGATTTGAATTATCAAAATAATATACCGTAGGAGCAGAAGTGCCAGTTATACTAAGCAATTTATTCTTGGAAATTTCCTCTACATAACTTCCAGGAATATATCTACCATAAGTAGAACTGAATTTTGCATTATAATCATCTACTTCACTCCAGATATAAGAAATAAAACCAGAATACTGATATGGAGTTGGTTTTATCGGATAAAGAATTTCTACAGTGTAGAAATTGTTGGTGTAGGAGATTTTCATTGATTTTAGGAATTTGAGTTTTTACCTATGAGGTCATTATACGGCAAAGAGCACCTGAGTTCAAGTGCTCTTGTGCCAGTTCGTCAAGTGGATTTCCATTCAAGGTTCAAAAGTAATTTTGAAAAATATCTCACAATACGATTTGGTTTCTTATCAAGATAATACCTGAAGGTTCCCACAGCATAATATCCTGCACTATTACTCATAGAATTAATCGCAAAATTGCTACTACAAATATCACTGTTAATTTTAATTTCTGACCCTTTAAGTGCAGAGTAATTTAATGTAATTTTTTTTCTGAAACTGCCGTGTTCCTTCGCATACTCAAAATCATCTTCTTGTTGTTTGCAGAATTGATTATAACGATACTCAGCACCACATCTAGACATATCAAAATTTTTCTTAGTTTTCACCAAGAGTTTATCAAACTTCTTATCAAGTTCTTTCTGGTAATATTCAATACCTTTGGGTTCTTCTGGAAAATCCAGATAAGGTTTGATTACATCAAAATACTCATAATTTTCAATATAATAAAAGGCACCACAAACATAAGGAAGAATACTTTGAGGTGCTTTTTTAAGTTTGTTTGGATTGAGTTTGTATCCTATTTTTTCGGTCATAAGGTTTCTATGGTTATGAAGTCATTATACAAGAAAAGGCACCTGATTTCAAGTGCCCTTATGCCAGTTCTTGAAGTGTCATTTTTTCATCCTTCCAGGAAACCAACCATTGCCAGGACATTCTACGACAAATTTTGTATTACCACAACCATCGTTCCACCATTTTTTACCGTAAGCAGGAGATTCTTTACCTCTTTTACCATATTGTGGATGATTTTTTCCCGCACATTTACCTTTCTGTGCCTCACTCATTTTTCTTTTGGTTTCTTCAGATAAAGTTTTACCTTTATGTGCTTCACTCATTTTCTTTTTGGTTTCTTGTGAATGAGTTCTGCCTTTACTTGCTTTCCCTATTTTCTTTCTGGTTTCTTCTGATGGGTTTTTCTTTGTTTCACTCATCTTTCTTCTTGTTTCTTCACTTCTAACAACACCAGAAGAACCTTCACCTCCATTAGTTTTATTATGAAGAATACCAGTTCCTAAATCCTTTCTACCAAAGACAGCAATCATATAGACCTCGTGTCTAAATGCTTCTTCCTCGGTTAAGTTTTGTTTTAGAATAAGTATTCTTGATTTATTCTTTGGGGGTCTTATTTCACTTTTATTTTTATAATATGCCCGATTACCTCCCCCCTTACCAACATAGTAAGGTGTTTTATCTACCCGCAAATATGCGTAGGTATAAAATCTGTATGGATTTACCATTTCTATTCTATTAAGACGGCATTATTATTTATAATAGAAAAGGTGCCCAAAGAGCACCTAATCTTATCTGTAGAGATTGCCGTCTTAACAGATATTATTATTTATGCTTCAATCTCTTCGTAATTTACATAATGTTTAATTACATCAAAATACTTATAATCTTTTCTTTTAGTCATCTTTCGTTACCACAAATTTAAAGGCAATATGTTCTACTGATTTGTAAGGCATAATCGTAATATTCACCACACCATTTTCAATATCTTCTGATGTGTTATTGGTCTCATCACAGATTATTCTATTTACTGGTATATTCTGATATTGTACTCTTATTTCTTCAAGAAGTATTTTTTGTTCATCAGTCATCTTTCAAATACTCCTCATCAATAAAAACGATAATTCAGATGTATTAGGATGCATTTCTACATACTTTCTAATACTCAGTCTTAATGTAGCAATTTCACCAACTCTATTCGGATGAGTGATATGTGAAAGTTTTTCAAGAACTTTCAAAGAAGTATTTGGGTGAACTACAAGAGCATCCTGAACGATAAACATATGACCTTCTTTCTCATATATTTCATCAAGAACATCAGTAGAAATGTGTTGATTATTCAAAGGAATTTTTACATTCTTTTGATATAATTTTCTCAAGATTTCTGGGTATTGTGTATGCCTTGCCAAAGTTCGTTGAATATCACTGCTAGTTTCATCTGCTAACATTTCTTGAATTTCTAAAGAAGGATTAAAATAAATCAGTTCTTTCTTTGAGTTTGAAGATTGTTCTCTTGTGTAAGTTTCAGTCATTTTTCAAATCCTTCTCATCAATAAGAATAACAGTTTCATTAGAGTGTAGTCAGTCATTTGTTTTTTTCAATTACAGAAATTACTTTACGATTTGGATACTTTTCTTTCATTATATCACGAGCATTCTCATAATCAATAGCATCCTTTACAATCTCATAATACACAGTGTTATCTGTAGTATCATAAGTTTGAACTTCATAAGTCATAATCCTCTGCGTGATACTTCTTCATTTAGTTCCCAACCAGCATCGTGCCCTACTTTGAAACCTTTAGTATAACCCTCATCATAAAGTTCTCGGGCAAACTTTGCAAAGGCATCAAAGTTTCCAGAATACTCCCAACCATCATTTTCATCCCAATCTTCTTCAAAGTGTTCTTTCACAAGTTTTAGGATTTGTTCGTCAGTCATTTACCACTCCAATTCAACATCAATATAACACCCCAAATCATCAGGAAGGTGTTTTTGTAAGTATTCTTTCATATACTGATATAAATCCCCAGCACTTGGAGAACACTGCTCAATTGTAATACCATAATACTCACGACTATCACCAAGAGAATACCTTACCCATACATCAACCACTCGCAGGTCAGCATAATTTACACCACTAAATCGTTCGGTGGAGTTCTTATGAAGTTCCAGGGATTTATTCGCAACCTCTTGAATTTGGAATAGATTGTCTTTGATGGTGTCGTTCATTTTGTCCCATCACAATAGATGTAGGGATAAGTATCAGGATATTTCACAGGTGGTTTTGAGATTACGGGAGAAACACAAGGAATAGTTTGAGGAGGAGTGAGAGGAGTATAAGGATGACCAATATGCATATTATATGGAGTTTTACTCAAATACTCTTCAATAACATTACATTCCCATCCATCCATATAATTTTCCTTACCATAGTCAATAGCAGTTTCCTTTTTCGAAAAAGAAGCAATATAAGTATCGTTTTGATAAAGGGAATAAACTTTCATTTGCAATCTCGATTGGGGTCAAAGTCAATAAATTCTACCACAGATTTCTTTAAATATGAACAAAGTTTTTCCTGTGCTTCTTCAAGTGTCGAAAATCCACCATCATCATAAGTATAAGTATAAGGAATGGAATAAATGAGATTATGCCACCAAAACAAATGCTTTACTTGTGGAAAATACCTTGTGCCGTCTTCATCAGTTACTTTTTTAATGCGATAGTTTTTCATTGGTTCATATGGTAGAAAATCTTCACGAATCAGTCTGGGTTTTGGAAATTCTGGTTTGATCATTTAAAACCTTTCCTTTCTATTTTTTCCGCATGGTGAAAGCAATAAACAATCAATACACAAATAGGAATTGACCAAAACACAGAAAGTCCAGTAAGTCCAGTAATTTTTATAATTCCTTGAAATAAAAAATAATACAAAGGATATCGAAGTAGAGTAGAGATAATGTATTTCATAAGTCTCCTCTCCTCATCATTTCACCAATACCATAAAAGAAAACAATCACAACATAAATTGGAAAACACCACCAGATGTTGATACCCGTGAGTGCTACAAGACCATTTAGTAACACATAATAAAGTGGAAATTGAATTAGGTAAGAAATAAAGATTTTCATCTGATTCCACTATCAAAAAGTTGTTTTAGTTCGTGATAAACAAGCACCAGTTCTTTATCAGGTGTTAGACATCCACTATCTCTTTCAGTTCGTAGAAGTTGGTAGAGTTCTTTTGCTTGGTTTTCAGTCAATTCTACCACATACGATTTTTTTACTTCAATCATTTTACTTTCTCCATAAACAGTGGGATTTTTGCCGAATAGTGGATCCCAATAAGACCAATAAGATACATTCATCGTTCTACTCGGTTGATAGATTGTTTAATTGGTGCTGGTTTAGTTGGATTAGTAATCACTTGATAATCTTCGCAACGTGCTTTGGATGAGTTTAGGTATTCGGCATCAGCACGACTTTCCCAACCATCATCATTGCCCATTTCGTAGATTGCTCGGGCAAAGTTCAAAATGTCTTCACTGTTTCCAGACCATTCTACAACTGACATATTACAATAAAGATGTTCAGACGCAATTTGAAGGATTTGTTCGGTAGTAATCATCAGAAATAACCTCCATTGATCATAGCACTTTCTTCATAACCTCGTTCATAAGCAATCTTAGCAACTTTCATAGCAAACTCCATACGAGAAGGTTCAAAAGGAAGTTTTCGTGCTACTTTTCGTTCTTCCCGCATATCCAGAAAGATTTGGTAGATTTCGTCTTCAGTCATTGGAGTTTCTGTGTGTATGAAAGTATTATAAGGCATCACAGACCACTCTGGATGCCCTATTGTGCCAGTTCTTCAAGTGTCATCTGCTTTTATAAATGTTTGTTCTGGAAGATTGGAACCAACACGATTGAAAAAGTATTCACTCATATGTGGATTATATTTATTTTTTATAATCCACAACCAAGTTCTAAAATCTTCAAGAATACTCATTTTTAATATCCTCTGCATTTACATAAGGTGCAGTTTTCCATTCACTCCAAATAAATTCGGGTGCTAATGGACATAATGCTCCACTCGCATTAAATCCAAACTGATGATGACGATACTGGATTTCTGGTTTTACTCCCAGTTCGTGTTCTACAATTCTCATTTCAATCATTTTTCAAGTTCCTTTTGAATACGATACTCACACCATTCTGTATGATTTTTAAGTTCTCCGTTGATTTGTGGGTCACTTATCTTACAATAAGAACAGCAGTAATAAGGATTACCATCACCAATAGGTTCTTTTGGATAGTCGTTATAATATTGGTTCATTTTAAGAATAAACTAATTAGAACATTTACTTCTTCATCAGTCAAAGTGATGATTTGGTTTGTGAGAACATCTTTTCTATGAGAAAGAAATGAGGAGATTGCTTCTTGCTCTTTATAGTTTATAATAATAAATTTATAGAACCAACCTTCAGCAAAAGAATGATAAATTGCTTTGACATAAGAGTGCCTCAAATCAGTTAAGAGTTTATCAAACTCATTCACTACATCACCATAAAATACATTAACCAGTAAGCATTGATTTCTGTTAGTATAATATTGGTTCATTTCTTGTTCTCTTGAAGTTTCAGGTAATCATAAGAAATTTTGCATTCTTTGGGTTGTTGCATACAATATACAATACCTTCGTTCTTTCCTTCTACCCTACCAGTTCCAGTTCCACTGTTTTCACCAGCACCATAACCAATAGCAAAGAAGCTACAAAGAATAACAGTTACAGATAATATTGCAATAAAAATAGGCACAAAATCGTCATCATTCATTTCTGTTTCTCCTGGAGTTTAATGTAATCATACTTAATTTTACAATCTTGTGGTTTTTCTATACAAAGAATAGCAGTTTCTTTTACTCCTGTTTCATAACCAACGTCATTGAGTTTCACCAAAACAAAGAGGGTAACTACACCAAAAGCAAGAAGAAGAATAAAACCTAAAAAGTCATTATCGTTATTCATTTAGTTTACCTTATCAGAAAATGAGGGAACATTACCACAAATCTTAGTTATCACACTATCATTCACACCATAAGATTTCCTACATTCTATCACAATCTCATAAGATTTCAAGAACATCTCTCTGTCCTTTTGAGTATTGTAAGTGTTTAGTAGTTCCATAGAAAGGAAATATCCAGTAACGATGAGAAGTGGAATAATGAGAGTGAAGATAAAGAGTTTCATAGTGCCTCCAGTTCCTCATATTCACTAGTGATACTATCAATCACATAATCACCTTTGGTTAGAAGAAGAGTAGCAACTGCAAGTGCCATTTGCATTGTATCGTGTTTTTGATACTTTTTTTCCATATCATTTTTGTAGTAATAACTGATAAGGTATTTCATTCCAGTACACCAAGAGTATAAAGTTGTCGTTCAATTCTTTCACTTGGAGTTCCAGTAAAGGCACCAGTAAGTTCAGGATTTAGATAATCAAGTTTTTGAGCAAGTTCCCAACATTTCTCAATTTCTTCTTGATATGATTTGAGAATTTCTTCTTGTTCAGTCATAAGGTTTCTGTGTGTATGAGAATATTATAATGCATCAAGAGGCATCAGTGGGATGCTCCTGTGCCAGTTTAGAGAGTGCCATCACCCATAATGAACAACAGGAAATAAGGAATCAAGATAATCCGCAAATTGTCTTTCTATTTCGTGTTTAATATCAACTGTTACTTGTTTTTCTGGTGGAAGTGAACGATGATATCTATAAAATTGATTTTGTTTATTGTAATATTCTTCCCACAAATGTCTAAAGTGTTCCACATCTTCTTTATTTACAGAAATCTTAAATTCAAGATTTGGAATAAGAGTATCCGAATTTACATAGGAAGTATGTTCAATTTGAATTGATTTGTGAAGATGAAAATTGGGTTCTTTTATTTTTATATTTCGAATATAATCATTAATATCATTTCGATGTTGAAGTAACTCTTCGTCTGTAAGTTTTGTAAAGTCAATCATAATGTTTAAATGTAACCTAATGCAGTGCTGATTTTTTGAAGAGTTTCTCTTTTCAAGATGTCTTCTTCAAGTTCTTCTGGAGTAGCAAACTCAAGAAAAAGTTCATATGCTTCATCCCAGAAATCTTGAGAAGGAATACGACCAAGATAAGACTTTTTGCGTTTATCCATATAAATCCAAAAGTCATCCATATTGATGTTCACAATCAAAACATCCAATTCTTTGTGAAAAATCCTTTGAAGTATTCCCAGAATGACATATATTCTTCCTCCTCTTCTACAACTTCTTTTTGCTCAAAGTTTTTTCCTTCGTGTCCGCAGAGATCTTTATTTTTTCTGATATCCACACAAAAAGGATTTATTTTATAAACAATACCAGATACATAATCTGGTTTCTCGATATAGTGAAGAGTACACACAGGAAAATCCATTTCTTCGTCGTAGTGCTTACACTCTTTACAAGCAGGAATAGTGGTAGTCATTTTACCACCTCAAATACAGATTGATGAACGATACCTTTGGAAAAATAAACCTCCCCAGATTCAGTATCGAATGAGAAGTAATCAAGATTGCCGATCCTGGTCATAAGATTAGTAAGACGTAAATGCTCCTCTTTTGTATATGGAGTATCTACACTTTCAAACTTTCCTTGTGGAGTGTATGCGATGATTTTCATCAGGTGTTTTTGTTTACAAAACTATTATAGAGCATCAGGAGGCATCTGTGGGATGCTCCTGTGCCAGTTCTTCAGGTGTCACTGTTTAGTATAATACATATCTTCTTCGTAGGCAACATAATCTGAGCAAATATGACAGAAGAAATCTCCACCATTATCTTCTGGGTGTGTCATACAATAAATCCACTCACTCAAACATTCACCAAACCAATAATATCCACAATGAAGTTTCTCAAAAAAGTTCATAGGACGATTGTAGAGTTTAGTCATTTATCGTGAAACCAATTGTAAGCAACCATCCATAAAACTCCCCAAGCAGTTCCAAACATAAACCACAAAACATACTGCGGAAAGAACAAAGCAACTAACAAAACACCAAACCAAAGTGAAGGAACATAGATTGTTTTTAGAGATTTGATGTGTTTTAGTATTTTAGTCATTTCTTCACTCACAATAATGATAAATTGGTTCTTTGTATTTCCTCAACATATTAATTGCTGCTTTTGCTTGCATAAATTCTGGAAATCGTTTAGGTGAATAAAGAACATATTCTTGCTGAGAAACACTATATTTTTGAATTGTGTAATAGGTGCTCATCTCATCAAAGTCAAAGCACTCTGCAATTCGGTAATCATAAACTTTCATTCTTCATCCTCATCAATCGTGCGTAAGAGTAATTCCAAGTGCTAGGGTCTTCTGGGTCAAAAAGGTTCTTGTATTCTTTTGGTTTATAAGGTTCTGGTGTATACTGGAAGAGTTTAGTAGCAAGATAAGAACCAAGGCAAGGAAGAAGAAACCAAAGAAAGGCAGATGCAATAGTCATAGGTTTTCCAATTCCTCACACAATTCTAACACATCATAACACATAATCACACCAGGAGACACTTGAAGAACATTAATCGTCTCACGGAGAACAGCAACTGCAATGGTATGAGGATGGGATGGTTGCATAGTTTCCCAATCCCAACTAACTTCTTTGATTGCTTGTGAAAGTTTTTCTGCTCGTTTAGTCATTTTAACTCCTGTTTAAGTTTCCAAAGGATAAAATCAATATCACCATCATTAACTTTTTCAATCCAATCAGCAATTTCTTCAAGTGCTGCCTTTGCTTCGTTGTTTCGACAATCCTCATAAGTTTCTCCTTGTGGAGCAGTAGAGATTGCCGTTGCGATGCGTTGGAGTAGGGTTTTAGTGTCAGACATTTAGGTTCTCCAGTTCATTAGCAAGTTCATAAAGTGATTGTGTCTCAACTACCCTTACATCATTATTTGGCATAAAAATTGTGTATGATAGTTCATCCGCAATTACACGAATAGCAGCAGCAAGGGCACGGTGTTCATAGAAATGTTTTTGTAGGTAATACTCATCTTCCCAAGCATCATAGATTTGTCGTGCTTTTTCTTTATTATCCAAGGGGTTCTCCAAAAACACCAGACCTTACACTATTCACACCATCCTTCCAACCATTATCATAACCTTCTTGATACTCAATTTCCATAACTATAGCACCACTTTCTCAAATCTACAATTTCATACCAATCATACCTATACTCTAATTTTGATATTTCCTTCCATTTTTCTTGTGCTTTTTCTTTAGTTTCATAACAAGCAATCCAATCTCCAGTATAGGCAGAAGGATAGTACCGATCACCCGCAATCAAAAGATAAGGTTTCATTTCATTTCCCCTAAAACTGAAATAAATTGTTCCAGAACATCTTTTGGAATATGAAGAGTATGACCTGTTTTGGTTTCTTCAATTCCGTTAGTTTCATAAACAGAAACTTCAATGCATCCTTCACCATCATCAATAAATTGGTAGAACCAATTCTCCTCATTATGGTGAATACGAATTTCTTTTGTGATTGTGTAAGTAGGCATTTCAGTTCTGGTGGTTTTTAAGATAAATTTTGATAATATCCAATACATCGTCAAGAGTTGGAGCACTACCATCATAGTAGTAATCCATATTCATCACATCTGTGACCCTGAGAGTAAAATAAACAGTGCTATTAGAAGAATACTGTTTAATGTCGATGTAAGTTTCGTAATCCATTTCAGTTCTTGAAGAGTTTGTAGATTGCAGATGCAATAGCAAGTGCTTCTTCAGGTTCCATCGTAATGTGAGTATGTCGTTTTCCATCTTGCCAATAAGAAATAGTGCAACCACCCATACTGGTGACAACATTCTGGTCTTCAACAGTATAATACCATTCTTCATCAGGAAGGATGTTGATACAGGTGCTGGTGTCGATTGCCATAAGAGTTCTTCTTTGTGTGTATGAAAGTATTATAAGGCATCAAGAGACATAAGTGGAATGCTCTTGTGCCAGTTGTTCAGGTGGTCTCAAAATTGGTGTTTAATTTCGTCTTTTGTTGCTATCTCAACAATAGGATAACTCCATCCTTCATAATCACCAAAATCAAAATCAATACTCAACTTTGTGGCAACATTATCGCACAGATAATCAGCAAAAATTCCTGGGTCAAGTGCTCCACCATCTGTAAGCAAATCATCATCCTTATGCTTTTCGGGGTAAAACCTCACATAAAAAGTTACTTTATAACCTTTTAGATTTTCCAAAACATCATTTACCTTCTGCTGTTGCTTATGCTGTTGAATTTGAAGTTCAAGTTCGTTGAGTTGTTCTTTGGTCAGTTGGGAAAGGTCAATCATCAGGTTTCTGTGTGTTTACAATAGTATTATAAGGCATTAAGAGGCATCAGTGGGATGCTCTTGTGCCAGTTGTTCAGGTGGTCTCAAGTATCTTTGGTTGCTGCGGATCTTTATACCACACTTTACTATAACACAGGTGTGGTTCAGTCTTATGTTCCATTTGTGCCATCCAATGAATACCTTCATTCGAAATAGCATCAAGATAATGGATACCTGTCTTGTGGTCAATTGTTCTGGTGATTGATACAAACTTTACTGGTGTCATTCTTTGCCTCTGTGTGTATGAAGTCATTATAAGGCATCAGAAGGCACCTGTGGGATGCTCCTGTGCCAGTTGCTAAATCGGCACACTCCACCCCTTATGTTGGTGCAATTCTCCTTTTATTACTTTTGATATTTCCGTTCTATTCAAATTGTATTTTTCACAAAATTTGCGAATTGTGGTTATTTCTTCCACAATCTCACCAGAAGGAGATAGAAGACGCAAAAATTTATTATGGGAAGAAGATATTTTTTGTTTTAGTTCTTCAGAGCAAGATTTTCCTTTCCTTGCTTTACTTATTTTATCTCTTGCTTCTTGTGAATGAGTTTTTCCATAAAAAGGATTATTCTCACCTTTTATTTTTTCACTTATTTTTCTTCTTGTTTCTAATGAATGTGATCTTCCGGTATTTGCTTCACTTATTTTATCTCTTGTTTCTTGTGAATGAGTTTTTCCAAACATAGGATTTTTATCTCCTACATATTTTCCTTTCTTTGCTTTACTTATTTTATCTCTTGCTTCTTGTGAATGAGTTTTACCAAGAAATACACTAACCATTCCTTTTTTATTTTGACTCAATCTTATTATTGTTTCTGGTAAATGTTTTTTACCATAAAAGGGATTATTTTCACCTTTTCTTTTTTTACTCATTTCATTTTTAGATTTTTTGCTATGTCTAAATCCACTTATCCCATCACCACCATTAGTTTTATTTCGCAATATCCCAGTTCCCAAATCTTTTCTACCAAACACAGCAATCATATAGATTTCGTGTTTGAATGCTTCTTCTTCGGTTAGGTTTTGTTTTAAAATAATGATTCTGGATTTATCTTGTGGTGAATTGACTTCACCTTTATACTTTCTATATGCTCTATCTTTTTGCCCCTTTCCTATGTAATAAGGAGTTCTATCCTCACGCAAATAGGCATAGGTATAAAACCTGTTAGGATTTACCATTTCTACTCTTAAATTGGTTCGCAATACTATTTATACAAGAAAAGAGGCATTTCTGCCTCTCCTCTACCTTAAAGATGCGAACCAATTAAGGCATTATTATTTATTCTCCCTCAAATTCTTCCAGTTGTAACCCCATATCTCTGCGCAGAAACCAACTTTCCAAAAATAGACCAGAATATCCACTAAACGATTTCCCCCAAATGAAATTGCAAGATAAGGAAACTCTGGTGTATGATACCAATCAAAACTCAATTGAAGAAATGATCGGTGTTTTCCTTTGAGTAGTACGAAGACGTGTTCTGTTCCGAAATCTTTATTTTTATAGTAATCAAAAATACGATAAGTCATTTCAGTTGCTCCTTCAGTCAATCTTTTTCTCGCAAACTATCCAATACATCCATAATAAGAGCAATAGAGTTAGCATATTCTCTTACATCTTGCCCACCCATTACAAGATAAGCAATTTCTTTTTCAGCAAGATCAATTCTTTCATTCCGTGTGAGATCTTTAAGTTCAGGTCGATACCAGTTACCATTCTCATCTTCTTTGAATCCAGCATTCAGTTTCTCACGACGATGTGCTTTTTCGGCAGCAGCAAAAAATTCGTCAGGATATGGTTCTTGATTTTGCATAAGATCCAAAACTTTTTGAAAATCTTCGTCAGATACTTTTACTTTAATTGGTTCAGTCATTTTTGTCTGCCTCATCACAGGATTTCCAAATTTCTTCACATATTTTATCAATTGTTGGTCGATCCTTGTAAAACGTGTAGTTACGCATTAACCAACCAGCAACCTCTTGAAGAATGTCATCAACCTCATCGTGAGGTAAAGGATGGTTCTTTAGAATTTTATGAAGTGATTCGGTCATTGTAGTTTCCTTTGATTTCTCTTATTATACAGCAAAAGGCACCTGTTTTCAAGTGCCATTGTGCCAGTTCGTCAGGTGTCATCTCTCAAATTAAAAAAAGTATTCAATCAATTCAGCAGTTTCCGTGATAAGTTCTTGTGTGATATAAGAGCAATCAAATTCTTTGGGAAGAAATTTATTATACATTGAACCAAAAGGCAACCATCCACGATTAAATTTCTTTTCCAAATACACTATACATTCTTCGCCTTCATCTGTGAATGGTTTTTGCGACAAATAGTGAAGAGCATCGTGCTCATACCAGGCAGTCATTGCTTGGTCGATAGTGAATGGCAAATTATATTTTTTAATTTCTTCTACAATAAAATCACGAGATGGTTTGTGTGGTATTTGATACTCTACAAAACATTGCAAATCATCAAATAGAGTTTTAGTCATAAGTTTCAGGTTTATAATTCAGTATCTCGTTTTTCTTTGAGTTCTTGAAGTTTTTGTTTAGCATATTGAGTGAGTTGAAATTTTTTAGTTTTCAACTCATTTATTTCACTTTCAGAAAGAAAGAACCCATCTGGAATGTGTCCATATTCTTCACTCATTAGAAATAGTCCTTCCTCACACATTCTGTTTCAAGGTCTTCTACTCGGTCTTGCAAATCCATAATAATCTCAAGGATTTTCAAAGCATCAAGATTTCCATTCTCATCAGTAATAGTTGAGAGATATGATTGATTTATAATCTCTCGTTCTTCTTCATATGGTTTGAGATAGAACTCTTCTCTTTGTTTTGAAGAATAGGTGCCCCAATCTGCTGGTTTGTGTCTCATCTCAACATCTCCTTCATTTTGCGTATTGCGTCATTAAATCCCTCCACAAGAAGTTCAGTGTTCACATTCTGCGAACCAGAAGCACTTTGTTCATCTAAAATCCATTCCTCAACAATATCTACAATATCATCACAAACCATAACATCGTAATTAAGTTGAACTTTTAGCATATTGTGAAGTTTTTTAGATTTGTGTTCCTCTACCATTTTATCAATAATCTTTTGAAGATTTGGATTGTCTTTCTCATCCCACTCTACTTCATCATAATACTCTGGTTCATCAGGACAATAAGGTTCATCAGGACCATACTTCCCCTTCTTCACCTCATTAAACCATAATCCTTCAAGCAGACGATGAGTTTCACCATCAGTAATATGAACCAACATCATACCATCAGCAAACCTATACTTTCTCTTATACCAATAAACCTCATCAGTAAATTCAAGACGATAATAAACCATCCCATTATAAGAGACAACCTCAAACTTACCACCAAAATCAAACTCCATTTTTGGTTGAGATTTATGTGCCTCAATCTCTTTGAGGAGGTCAAGTTTTGCTTGAAGCACTTTGATTTCTGCTTCTGTTTTTTCAATATCGGAATTAAAAGTCATTTGTGATTTAAAATAGGGGCAACATTCAGGGTGAATACATTCTCCTTGACTATTATTAGTTTTTACTCCAGTGGGAGCATAACACCAACCACAGTCCAAGTATTTACAAGTCATCGGTTTGTTGCGTATGAGAGTATTATAATGCATCCATAGGGGGATTGGTGGTGTCTTGTGCCATTTGTTAAAGTGTCATCACCCAAGCATTCAACTCTCTGTGAAAAATCCTTTTAACCACTTTCGGTAGGAAAAGGTTTTTTCCTCTTCTACAACTTCCCGTTGTTCAAAGTTCTTACCTTCGTGTCCACAAAGATCTTGATCTTTTCTCACGTCTGAGCAGAAACGATTGATTTTATAAACAATACCAGATACATAATCTGGATTCTCGAAATAGTGAAGAGTACACACGGGAGAATCCATTTCTTCGTCGTAGTGCTTACAATCTTTACAGGCAGGAATTGTGGAAGTCATTTGGTTTGTTGTTTTTTAAGTGCCTTGAAGTATTCGTATGTGTGAAGTGAAACCACCTCCAACTCAAAGTTGCTTATCAAAAGAGTGAAAGAACAGATTGTAATGAGAGCATCAAGTAGTCCAGCAATAGGAGTGAGAAAACGAAGAACCCAACACTTGAAGTTCAGTTCTTTTCGTTTCCACAAAGAGATTTGTGGTTTGAATTGTCGTTTCATCGGTCTTTGTGTGTACTAAGTCATTATACAACGAAAAAGAGCACCTGTGGAGATGCCCTGTGACAGTTCTTCAAGTGTCATCATCCCACGGAGAACGACGATTTAGTATGTCACGAAATCTTTTTTGTGCTTCAGGATCTGGTGGTTCATTTATTCTTTCCAGCAGAGCATCAAAATCTTTTGCAGGCAATACAATCTTTTCAGGTTTTGCTCCTTTGCCCCAATACTTTTGAAATTCCCATTTGTAATTCAGATCTAACCATCCACCATTCAAAGAACTCCAGAATGATCCCCAGATATGATAATCATCAAATCGAAACCCCTTGTGGTTCATCAAATGAACCCACCACCATATGGGATGATAACGAAGAAATCTATTGGAAAGTATCCACTTGTTTATAAATGTTGGAAGGTTCATTTTTCCTTGTCAGTCATGATTTTACAGTTTGAAAAAGAATTCTTTCTTTAGTTGTATCCCTTGCTTTGGCAAGTCGTTCGATTGCTTCTTGCTGATGTTTTGGAAGTTGATCCCATTCTACAAATTTTGTTTCATATGCATCAGGAATTATGTTATCTAATTTTGTACAGACTCTTTCAAGTTTTGTGGCAATAAAATTGAAAATATGGTAAACAAGGAAAATTGGAGAACAAACAATCAAACGAAGTGCAAAAAAATGCGGAATTGGTTTTTCGTATGGATAGGTTTTAATCATTTGTTTGAAAGTTGATTGAGATCGTTTGTGATGCGTTGTGCTTCTTGTGGTGATTGACACTCAGAAACAATGTAACTAAAACCGTTGGAAAATGTGCGACGGATCTTGTTTTCTTGTGTGCTATAAGATCCATATTTAACTGATATGAGATTCAATAGAAACCGAATCATTCTTCTCCCTCACTATAAAGAATGTCACACATTTTTTGGTGATAGTTGTCTGCCTCAATCTCGCAATTATGAGATTGGGTGGCATCTTCAATCTCATATTGTTTCATATTAAGAGAGTGCATTACATCTACAAGAAGATTGGTGAGTGCTTCAATCTTTTGTAAGTCAGTCATTTAATAGTCACTTCCGTATGAGGATTGTAAGTGCAGTTCCAACTAAAACCATCATCACCAGTGCTCATTCTCTCACTCCAAACTCCACCATTCGCAAGGCATTTTGCTTTGTCGTGATGATATGCCATCCCATAAAGAAATGCTGCAAAAAGAAAGATTATAATGCCAATACCAAAAGTAACAATGATTTCTTTAGTTTCCCTATTCATTAGAGCACCTCCCAGTGTGCATCAGATTTGTCACCGAAACGATTAGTTCCAGTTCGTGTGCTTACCCAAAAAAAGTATTTACGATTTTCGGAAGAAAGAAACAACTCACCACCAGTATCCTGTTCTACAATACAAACAGGATTGTTTTCCATACTGTTTGCTAATCTATTGACTGCCTTTTTACTTTTAGGTTTGACTGTGACTTTTCTCATTTGTTTTACCATGAAGAGGGCAATCGGCATTCACCCATTTTTTATCATTGGGCATTTCTTGATTATCAAGAATGGGGCATGTGCAAAAATTAGCAACTGCCTCAGGGGAACCAGGAACCAAACCATTCCAAGCATTCCAAGATGTTCCATCATCCCTTGGATAATCTGGGTCAACATATTCTTCAACATATTGCTCTGGAAGAACCCTTGTAAGTTTTTCTTTCAACTCACTAACTTCTTTTTCTAATTTATCATAAACTCTGTGATCACGATCAATATAAAGTTGCAGTGTTTCACGAACACGATTATCTTCGATTTCATTCCAAGCACTTTCTTTGCCATTCAAAAACTCACAGATTTGTTCGGTTTCTTTATGAGAAAGATAAGAATCTTGCTTATCTTGCAGTTCATACTCTTCCATCAACTTCTTCATCTGTGCCTCATCGTTACTATCGTTGAAAGCAAGACGGCAAGCACCATCCATAATGTTATATTCAGAAAAATCCATAGCACGAAGAAATGACTTGAAGAGTTCAAAGTGCTGATGAACATTCAAATCACCTGCGGGTGCTTCAATTGTAATGGTTTGTCTATCAATGATTTCAGGAAAATACTTATTCGGAGTTGGTTCAGTGTCGTTGATGTAGGAAAGACGAACAGTTGCGTTATACATTTGGATTTGTGTGTATGAGAGTATTATAATGGCATTTATGGGATTTTAGAGCATCCTTGTGCCACTTGTGAAACTGGATGAGCATCGTTCCAATGTCTTATCACACCAGCACAAATAAAGATATTCGTAATCAAATAAGTCATAAAAATAATGGTTCTTATAAGTGCAATTTTATCGGATTCCCTATCACACTTAGAACCTTTTTCTCCAAGTGACTTTGCCCAGAATCTCCAAAGATTAGGTTTCTTTTTCATCTTTGCTTCTCTTGAAATACTCCTTATAATACTTTGATTTCATTTGTTCTATGTATTCCAGGTCTTCTGGTTCATCCAAACAATCTAGAATATAAGAAACGCCCTCCAACTCAGAAAGAAGGCGGGCGATAGTAATTGAAGATTGTGGATTAGTAATATTCCACTTAGACTTCATAATCTTCTTGATAATATTAGACACTACTAATTATAACATTTTTTTGTTCATTTGCCAAGTAATTATTCTTCCAATATTCCATCCTTCTCCAGGGCATTCCATACAAAATTTAGTTTCTTTTCCATTATTCCACCATTTAACACCTTTTTTAGATTTACCTATATTTTCACAATGTTCTGGTGGGAGTGATTTTCCAGTCATTTTTTGTTTTCTTTTTTCAATAACTTCGGCATTTTTTGATGGATTTTTTTCTCCTTTAAAATTTTCACTTCTTTTTTTTCGAGTTTCATCAGTTATTATTCTTTTTTTAAGAGCATCACTAATTTTTTTTCGTGTTTCATTCGAACGAATTTTTCCAAGATTTTTACCTCTTAGTGCTACACTCATTTTTCTTCTTGTTTCTTCACTTATATTTTTTGATGCCTCACTAATTTTTCTTTTAGTTTCTTCTGAAAGAATTTTACCTTTATTTGCTTCGCTTATTTTTATTTTAGTTTTTTCACTTAAAATTTTTCCACTTGGACCATCTCCACCATTAGTTCTATTGTGAAGAATACCAGTGCCTAAATCTTTTCTACCAAACACAACAATCATATAGATTTCGTGCTTGAATGCTTCTTCTTCTGTAAGATTTTGTTTGAGATAGATTATTCTACTTTTATCTTTTGGTGGATTGTGCCACTTATCTTTTTGATATAATCTCTTACCTTTACCTTTACCTATGTAATAAGGTGTTCCATCTTCACGCAAGTAAGCGTAAGTGTAGTATTCCATCTGCTTTAATCGTGGTTATATTTATTTATATAAGAAAAGAGGCATTTCTGCCTCCAATCTTTTGCTTAAACAACCACGATTAAGCACTATTATTTATTCTTCTCCTCAAACTCTTTAATGAGTTCTAGACATAATGTGTATAGCAAACACAATAGTAATTATATCACCTTTTCAGTTCATCTTCAAGTTCCTTAGCAATTCTCAATGCTCTACGCCACATCATCCACTTTACAATCGGATTTCGTGGATTATGAAGCATCCACCACTTCGTTTTTTCATAATGAAATCTTCCCAATTTAGCAATCAGATCCACAAATGCAGCAGCACTTGAATCTGTAACTACAAAGTACAGAAAAAATCCAAATATGGTGAGAATGAAAAAGTAGTATTGAGACATATCAATCCTTAAAGAATATTGAGACTGATGGTGAACCAGGTTTTGGTTTTGGAAACTTCTTTGCTTTTTTTGGTTTCAGTTGTTTATTAATATAAGATTTGGCAATTGCAAGAGTTCCTACTACATGCATCTGCTTTCCATTATGTATAATCATAAACTTTTGACCAAATGGAATCGCTGCCCACATTCCATCTTTGGTTACATAACCAGCAGGTTCTGATGGTTTTGGATCTAACAATCCATAATTTTGAATGTCAATCATGCTGCATTTACACTGATAATTTTGGCAGTAGGATTACGTGCAAGAGCAATGATTTTTGCATCCTGGTAATCTCGCGCTTCTACTTGTTCATAAAATACTTTACCAGAAACATAGAGTTGAACTTTGCATTTCATAATTTACTTCTTGATGGTAGAGATTGCAGGTTCACCTTGAACAAAAATAGTGTTCACGACTGCCTGCATTTTTTTGGCGGTTGCGATGCCAGTGTTACTATACACGGGAACATGAACAAATCCATAGGACTTGTGATAGTTTTCCAACTGTCCAGGCACCAGAGTTCCCTCTGAGAGGCGCCTAGCATCGTCTGTATGAAGTCGAATCACACGCCCGATGGTCTGCGCCATAGCAATGTAATCCATGTTCCTCATGAGCACGCAGGAGGTCAATCCAGGACAATTAATACCTTCGCTCAGAATCGAATAATGAAGAAGAATGAATTTCTTCTCAGAATCCTTACCCCACTTTGTCAGAGTATCAAAGAACACTTCACGACCAACCTTCTGATTATTGATGAATGCCCCATACTTTGCAGTAATCCACATGACATCATAACCATGAGATTGTACCTCAGTCATAAAGTCAGTTTCTGCAAGCATTCGAATCAGAACCTTAGTATTTGGTGCTGCAACCAAGACCTTTTCCATATGATCTTCGTTCAAAATTGTATCAAGAAGAGTCATACAATCACGTTCAGCAGCAAACTCCTTGTCACGCTCAATGTTCCTCGAATGCACTTGAACTTGAGGAGGAAGAATATATCCACCATCAACCAATTCAGGTGCAGAAACTTGACAAATCACCGATCCATACACATGAGAATCATTCATACCAGGTTTGGATGCAACACTCGAATGCTTCGGAGTTGCAGTAAAGAAGTAAGAACGGTTTGCATGATCACTGAAATACTTTGTAGGATCAAAGAAATGGCGTTGAACAGAATTGTGTGCCTCATCAAAGTAAATCGTGTTCACAAGAATATCAGATCGTTGAATCTGAATCAGTGAATGATAAGTTGTAAAGATCAGTTTATGACCATCAACATGATAGTTCCATGCAAAGATTTTATTTGGATTGGTTGTGCTAAAGTGATGAGTTTCTCCAGAGTGTACATGCATCACAGAGGCATTGGTGATGTGCTCCAAGAATTCTGCAGACAACTGCTCCGCAAGCATGATCCTCGGTGCCACCACAACAATCGTCTGAGGAACGCTATTGGAAAACTCTCTGATGGCATCAGCGATCATGGTCAGAGTCTTGCCACCTCCAGTGGTCATGAGCACTTGACCCTTAGAGTGCTGCTCCATGGCACTGTAAGCACGGTTCTGGTGGGGACGAAGAATCATTGGGTTCATTGTGTATGAAGTCATTGTAGCATTAAAAAACCCCCTTGGGGTAGGGGGTAGTGTGACGGTTTTTCAATTGTCTTTAAGTGGCTTAAAATCTCATCTCAACGGGAACAAACCTATTCTAGCAATATTATGGGTATGCTGTCAAGCCTTATGGTACTGTAGCAACACCACACCATCCACTTCCATTATAAACTTCTAATCTATGTAATGTGATATTATAAATTAATCCCCCTTCAATAGTAGTTAAATTGTCTCTTTGTGTTGTCGTTAATTTGGGAGGAAGCATAAATCGATAAAGATTTCCAGCAACACCTGCACCGGCATTTGCAAAATCAATATAACAATTTGGAGTAGTTGTTCCAATACCAACACCCTGAAAAACACCAAGACCTTGAGAAGAATCTACAAGTACAGGATTATTTCCCGATGATGCAATAATATTTGTACCAACTCCAATTCCCCCAAATGAATTAATTATAAATGAATTGCTACCAGTATTAACTTGAAGAGGATATGTTAATGCAGTTGTTCCAATACCAACATTTCCAATAAAAGAAGCAGTTGATGTAGATTTAATTTGATAAAAAGTTGAAATGCCATTCGTAGAATAAACATTCCCCAAAACTGATCCTGTAAATGTTCCACTAATACTTACATTAGAAATGCCTCCATTGGCAATTAAAATTCCCCCAGCAGTAAGATTATTACCAACTTCTAAATTTCCACCAACATAAGAATTTCCAGTTACCGTAGAAGTTCCGACAACATGTAGATTATTTGTGGGAATCGTAATTCCAATCCCAAGTTTTCCACCATAAGTCAAAGTCATTAATGGATTTGAATTATTTTTTCCATAAATCCAATTAAAGTTTCCCGTATTAATTCCAGAAGTTGTTCCCGAATTAACATAGGTATTGACATTTCCCACATCATAGTTTACAATATCTAAAGAATACTGAGTACTATAAGGATATTGTACATCCGCATTTCCAAATCTCAATCCACCAATATTCTCAGTTTTACTTAAACTTCTTCCAACTAAAATCAGAGATTCTGCGGTGGTACTTGTTAATTGAAGAGAAGTTCCAGTGGTTTTTAAAAGATGAAAATCACTTACTGGACTATCAGTATTAAATCCTATAGTGCCGTTTATTCTTAATCTAGAGGTAATCGTGGATATACCAGAAGTAGAAAATCCAGTATTGATACTTCTGATGCTTATATCTGAAGTTGGTGGTAAACTACTTGCAGTTGCAGCAATTCCACTTAAAGTTCCAAAAAATCCATTCGCTGCAGTAATAATTCCAGAAATATTAATATTTGCTGGCAATCTATCATTATTGATAACAGGTAACCTAGAATTACTTAATGTTCCAAAACCAATATTATCAGCATTTAATGAGGTGATTCCTATTCCAGAACCACTAAAACTATTTGCGGTAATAATTCCTGCGGCAACAATACCTCCTATCGAATCAATTCCCACACCATTTCCAGTATTTGGACTACTGCCAATTTGTAATGGATAGTGTGGCATAGTGGTTGCTATACCAACAAATCCTTGAGCATAAATGCTTGTAAATCCTAAACCAGAATTTACATCTACCCATTGTGAAGTTGGTAAATTGAGAAGTCTTCCACCATCGCCAAAATATGTAACAACGCCAGTGCTTGAAGTTGCTGTAATGATTCCCCCAGAAGTAATTGAAACTATGCCAATATTTGCCGTTTTTATTGTTGCAATACCAAGAACATTTAAATATGGTGAATCAATTTCTATTGCAGTTAAAAGACCAACAACTTTTGCAGTTCCACGAACGTCAAGGACTTCTGTAGGTACAGAAGTTCCAATGCCCACCAATCCATTTGCATTAACAACTAAATTTTTGTCATCAACCTGAACTCCATTTCTAAAATTAAATGACTTATTATAATTTGCCATCTTTTAAATGTATTTTTAGTTATTTATTGTTGGGGATTGGTATAATAAATTTTTGGAAGATAAGTATCAAGAGTAGATTGTATATTAAAAGTTTTACCCTGTGCAATTTTTAGATATTTGCCAAAATCAAGACTCGTAAAATTTTCTTCCTCAGAACTTTTATAAGATATTGTATTTGGTTCAGATTCACATATGGGATTTGCAATGTAAATATCTTTATCTAAATCAACCACAGTTATTGTTTCTCCTGCCGTTATCTTTATTTGTTCTCCATTTAGAACTATGGGAGTTTTTGAACATTCCCAACCTGTACCTTTATTTTTATCAATAGTGAATAAAGTATCTGAATGTACAGCAAAACACCAGTTTGTATTGTCTTCTAATGCTCTTATAAGTATTGATTTTTGTGGTCTTCTGTTAAATGAATCTCCAGCAAAAGCAGTAATTAGTGTATCACTATCCATTTCTTGATAAGTAAAACTACCACTAGTTACAAAAGTGCATCCATAATCTTCAATTTGATTGTCATCTCCCAATGGAATATTTAATAAATCGCAGGTAATAAATATCTCCCCTTTATTCATATTCCAATAAGATAGAAATAATTTATTTTTACTATCTCTAAATTTTTTGAATTCTACTTGTTGCATTATGCTAATCCTCCAAGCCTAGTTCCGGTTGTTATCCAAGTTACATAAACACCATTAACTATATAGTTTCCGGCAGCACCTCCAGTACCTCCAGCACCTCCGTTGCCTCCACCACCAGCGGAACCAGCAAATCCAAGATTTCCACCAGATCCGCCACTTCCAGATGATGCTCGGCCACTACCATATCCTGCTCCACCAACTCCACCGGATAAAAATGATCCTGAGGAACCAGCATTTCCACCAGATCCACCAGATCCGGCAATGATTCCAGCACCACCACCTCCTCCGCCACCATTAGCAGTATCAGTTTGTAGATATTGAGTAAAGCAAGATGTCTGAATATAATAAGATGCATATCCATAACCACCAGCACCGCCACCGCCGCCACCACCCGCAATAGTTCCATTGTTTGTTATGTATGTGGGAAGTCTTAATGTTAAAGCAGGTCCTCCTGCACCTCCAGCAGCACCATTAGTATCCCCACCCTTACCACCAGCACCAATAATATAATTGCCAGATAATACATTTAAATAAATTGAAGAACCAGAAGGAAAAGTTCCAGTATCAAAAGCAGCAAATCCAGTAGAACTTGCACTGATGGTTCCATTCACATCTATAATATATTTTACTGCCTGATTGTTGGAATAAACACTAGATGCGGTTTTCTTTCCACCCACAATAGTAGCATTGGTTTGAAAATCACTGCGGGCATTAAAATTTTGAGTTAATCCTATTGTTCTAGTTGCATTAAGAATTTTCCCATAAAAGTTTGAAAATTTTATGGAACCACTTGTAGGAATTCCCGAATCTAATCCATAATATTGAGACATTCTTATTGGATTACTGCCACCAAACTCTGTTTGTATTTGAGAAGAACTAATTGAATTTCCAGAAACTGGTAAAGTCATCTATTTAACCTCTTTTAAGTTCGTCTATTTCTGCTTTAAGATTTTTAATTGCTTCAATTAGAAGTGGAATAATCTTCTCATAACGAACTGCAAGGTAACCAGTTTCTCTGGTTGTAACTGCTTCTGGAAGAATTTCCAGAATTTCTTGTGCAATTACACCAACATCAGAACCTTCCTTACCGGAACCCTGAACCCAATCAAATGTATTACCACTGATTGAAATTACCTTATCGAGAGCATTTGGAATTGGAGCAATGTTTTCTTTCAGTCTCTGGTCGGAAGTATAGAATGCTGTAATGTCACCTGTTGTAATAAGTTCTCCAGTAATTGAAACACCAGTTCCAATTGTCTCAAACTTCTTACTATTATTGTAATAAAGTAATACCGCAGAATCTTGAGTAAATAATGCAATTTGCTCATCATCTGCAGAATTTCTAAAACTTAAATTATCAGACTTAATTACCAATGAACCAGTTCCTTGATCATCAATATAACTATTTGTTCCATTGTGATAGATTCGTAAATCGTTTCCATCACCAAAATAAATGGTGTCACTATCGCCAAGATAAACATTATTTTGGAATGTTGCAACTCCAGCGACATTAAAAGTTCCACCAACATATAAATTGCTACCAATTCCAACACCACCACGAACAACAACAGATCCAGTGCTAGTACTTATAGAATTTGTTGAATTTGCAAAAGACGAAATACCTGCAACATTTAAACTAATACCAATTCCAACACCACCAGAAACAACAAGTGCTCCAGATGAAGGACTGGTTGAATTGGTTGTATTTGTGATCGTTTCTGTGCTTGTAACTTTTAATTCATCATTAATAGTTACAGGATCATTCATCTTCAATTCTTTATTGAAAGTTACTGGCCCATCAAATTGCGATAGAATTGTTCCAGAATTTCCTCCTTCAACAAGAATTCTTTCTTTAACAGTAATTTCATCATAAACAACACTCAGTCTATATGGATCTTGTCCAGTAATTGTTGGGTTAGGAATATTAAAACTCTTTTGTTGTCCACTAGAAGATGAATATTTTGTATTTCCAATAAAGAAATCTCCATCATTATTCATACCAGTATAGACAACCAAACCACAAGATCTTTGCTGAGATTGTGCTAAGAATGCTTCTCTTTCAGATAAAGTTTTTACTTGTACTTGTGGAAGACCTGTTGAATAGTTACCAGGACCATATCCAAGATATTCAAATGTTTGTCCAGAAGCACGAAGAATAGAAGGTCTTCTAAATTCAATAGGAATTGGTTTAATTTTCTTAATTACCGCTCCCGCACTATGATTCGATTTAATCGTACCAAAAACTCCACGAATAACTCCCATTTCATTATTACCACTACCAGATAAGGTATTTGTGGTAATTCTCATAATCTCATTATCAATTTGGATATAAGATCCGAGAGGGAATCTTTTTGTAGTTGAAATTCCAGCAATTTGATTATATACTTGAATAATTGATCCGTTTGTAAGAGCAGATGCAAGAATTAGGGTTTCGTTTTCATAGAATGAAATATCCCTAACTCCTACATTTTCTCCACTACTATCAGAGATTGCACTGTTTGAAGATAAACCATGTTTTAATACATATGCTGAAGAAATTGATGAATTTGTAATTGCACTAAATGTTGTTGTAGTAACTCCTGCTCTTACAATAAAACTACCAAGATTATTATTTGAGGAATCAATAACTTTAAATTGATTTCCGGACAATAACCCATGAGATCTCAAAGATGTAAATGTGGTAATTCCGGTTGCACTATCGTAAGTTGAACTTGTAATAGGAATTGAAGGTCCTACAACAAGCGCATATTGTCCCACAAAAATTATTGGATCACCAGCAGTTTTGGCAATAGCAATTTGATTTGCTGCAGGAATTGAAGATATGCGATAATAACCATCAGAAGTCGTTCCAATTCCCGTAATTTGAATTGTGTTTCCAAGGGCACTTGAAATACCAGATGTGGCAATTGTAATAGAAGCATTTGCTGTTCCACCAACAACTGAAGTATCAAAATAAAGTGTTTCTCCATTTGTATATCCCGAACCACCAGAGATAATATCAACAGAAGATACTGCATTTCCAGAAACTGTAACCTTTGCAGTTGCACCATCCCAATTGATTAGACCAGACTCATTGAATAACTTGACATTATAATAAGTTCCATTTGTTTTTCCAGAACCACCAGTTAAAGTACTATATGTTACAATACCTGCAAGTCCATGAGGTCTATCAAAAGTAAGTACTGAACTAGTTGTGGAATTAAATACTGTTGCAATTCCAAGACCTACACCAAAAGTTTGTACAACATCATCTATAGTTTCTCTAGTGATACTCTTCTTGAGATCATTTGTTACAACATCTCCAAGTGGAGATCTTTTTGCAAAACTAACTGCAGAAGGTGGATTATCGTCAATATTATCTCGATCAAGTTGTGGATAAAGATCTACAACATTTTGACTATATTTTAGATTTGTAAATTGATCTGGAATTTGATTTTTTGCATTTAGAACATAAAGATGATAAATTCCATCTTGAGTCCCTTCAATATATGGTTTAATTACTTCATTTCTGTAAATGAAATAATTTGATTGCAAATCATTTCGTTGGAATCTTGGTAAGGAACTTGTTCTGGAATTTATATTATTTGTAAATGTTCCTGGAGAATGAATTATTCCATTTACATCTGTGGTTGAATAAGTAAATGTCTTATCATCAGTAATCGAAGTAACAGTAAATGTTCCATTATATGAAGAATTTGCAGTTCCTACTGTATTATTACTATCAGTTACATTAGTAACAATAATTTTATCACCTATTTGTAAATTATGTGGGAGTTCAGAAAGAGCAGTAACTGTGGATGAAGTTACAGTACAACTACTGATAAATCTGGGATTTCTGTTATAGAAATAATCAGAAGACCCAATAGATGTAAGTGTAAAATCTCCATCAGTTCTTATTCCAGTTGTACTTGATTCTTGAATTACATATCCATCAACTGGAGTTCTTGAATTTGCTACTTCTTTGGGAATAACTACTCTTAGTTTATAAATTTTCTCATCAATACTTCTTGAGTCACTAATTCTCTTAACATAAGAAATATTAGATCTTTCTCCTAAAGACGCAACTCCTTGGGAAACAAGGAAATTATAAATTTCATTATTTGCATTTGTATGAATATACCAATTTTTGTTAGATGGATCATATTGAATTGGTGATCCAACATCTCCAGATATTTTATCAGATACTCTACTTACAACGCTAAGTTGATTTCCACCATACATTGAAACTGCAATACCAATCGAAGAATTGGTCAATGATGATGCAAGTTGAAGTTGTGTTGATGATGTTGGAATTGCATAATAAATGGTATCGGCATCAATATTTTCTGGAAGATCTCCAGTATCACTATATAATCTAATTTTTTCTCCGGTTTGAATTCCAATTGCGGATGCAAACGTTAATGTACTATTTGTTGGGCCAGATTGAACATAATATGTTTTCTGAGAACTTGTGGTTCCTAGTGCTGTAGTAAGTCCTGAAGATGATAATGCATTATCAACCATATAGATTGATGCCGAATATGTTGTGCCAGATCCAACAACATAAAGTTTATCATTATTTCTTGCACCAATTCGATATCCTTGAATAATTGTTGGAGGAATATCATCAGAATTTGTAAACCCATAAAGATATAGATGACTGGAAATTCCTACAGAAATAGTCAGTCCAACATCAATTGCATTCCAATCAATGTTGGTTTCCGTAGAAGTAATTGCTCTTGGGACTATAATAGATGTAATATATGCAGTATTATCTTTTCCAAAAGATTCTGCTTTGAATCCATCAGAACTTAATGAAATTTGTCCAAAGTTGGAGTTTGAGTTTGTAATACTTCCATCACCACCACTTTGTGCATCAAAATGCTTATTATATCCAATTGCAAATACTGATACAATTTGTACGAAGGCGTCATTTGAAATTTTAATATGAGAAGATTCCCATCCTTTTCTATAAATTGCTCCAGAATCTAAGTGATAAACTTTTGCAGTATCTGTAGAAGATGCTTGTCCAGGTAAATCTGCTCCAGTGACAGTACTAAAATTAATAGTATCATAATATCTTGAGGATTGAAGATATTTTGCAAATGCACGATCATCTTTTTGTAAAGATACTCCAGTGAACTGTGCAACAACCATTGAACGGAAACCTGATGCTTTGCTACCATCAGCGTGCATTCCATTCATACCCCACACAGAACGCAGAGAGATGTTGAAAATATAAGGTGATGCACCAGATACTGTGTCAGTCTCAATCGTTACAGTTGCTCCAGATGCACTTGGACTTGCATTTAAATTAATAGGAACATAAGGAAGACTATATGTAAACTTGTAAGGACTGACAGGATCTGGAGCATCAACAACTGTGGAGATATTATAGTTAGATACACCAACTCCTTTAATTTTAATTGGAGTTCCAGATGTTAATTTGTGAGGAACTGTAGTTGTAACTGTAATCGTTTGACCTGCAGTAAATCCATCATTCGAAATAATTGAAGAAATACTAATAGGATCTGTAGCGAATGCTCCAACAATTTCCCATTCTGGTCTTTGTTTTGCAAATCCGAGACCATTATTTGTAGGATATTTTTCATCAATTGGTCTAACTGCATTATAAGCATTTGAAATCTTATTATAATACATGTCAAGATCAGTTTGATCATAATTAACTCCATTTGCTGCGGCAATATTTGTACCATCAGCATATTCAAAACATGTAAGTTTATGGTGACTGAATTTTGGAGTTGATTGATTTAATGATGAAAAATCACTCTTATCGGTGTATACTAATCCCGTTGTATCCCCATCAAAGAACGAAAGTTGCCAAAAATAACATGCTCCAGTAATTCTAAAAATGGCACTATTCGGCACATTTGGATCTGTTGGATTTGGAACATACTTAGGACGAAGTTTGGTTTTTCTTAAGTCAAGACCAACAATTGAAGTACCCCTTGGTACAATTACACCACCGTAAATACTATTGAACTTATAAAGAATATTATCGTTTTGTGTTAAATCGAAAACCGTTGTAAGATTTAAAGACAGTACATCACCAGCGTTATATGTAGTTCCTCCACTAGGTGAAATTGCTGTTGCCGTATTATTGATATTTTTAATTCCCCATCCAGGGCGATTATCAATCAAATGCTCCCCAGGACATAGTAAAATTGTAGTTTTTTCTACATAATCATTATCATTTCCTTTTAAATATGAAAATCTTGCTGCTTCTAGTAAAGCTCTTTGAACAGTTTTAAAGGGTTGTGTTAAAGAGTTACCTTGATTTGTAATTGAATCCGTTGCATCAAGGTCACTAGGATTGACATAAAGAATACGACCTTCAGTATTCTTGATGAAATTATCTAATTTATTAAGGCTCAAAATCTTTACCTCTTTCTACTTTCTTATATGCTTTATTTATTAATCTTCCCAAACTAAAATCTTCACCGGGACAATCTTTGGAAAACTTACATTCTACCCCATTATTCCACCACTTTTTACCCCAAGAAGGACTTTCTTCTTTTGTATATTTTCCAATCTTTGCAGCACTTACACTTGCTTTCCATTTATCACTTACTACTCTTCTTTTTGCTGCTTCACTTAATGATTTTCGGTGTGCCTCACTTTTCTTTCTTCCTTTATGTCTATCACTCAATTTCTTTTTTGTTTCTTCACTTAAAACACGACCAGCACAACCTTCTCCACCATTGGTCATATTTCTTAAAATACCTGTTCCCAAGTCCTTTCTACCTAAAACCGCAATCATATAAATCTCGTGCTTCCTTGCTTCTTCATCCGTAAGATTTTTCTTCAGGAATATTATCCTTTCTTTTTCTGTTGGAAGATGAATAGTATGTAGAGAACTATTAATCCTTCCAGATTTTCCTTTACCAATATAATAAGGTGTGCCGTCTTCACGCAAATAAGCGTAAGTGTAGTATTCCATCTGCTTTGACTGTGGTTACATCTATTTATACAAGAAGAGAGGCATTTCTGCCTCTCTTCCGCTTGAATAACCACAGACAAGCATCATTATTTATCCCATCAAATCTTCCTCATTGTACAGATATTCAATATCATCTGGCATGTCTTCTGGATTTTCTAAATCTACTGGAAAAAAACAAGGATGTACTTCCTCATCTATTAAATAGAAAGAATTTTTATATAAGTCTTCTGGTTCGAATGATCTTTGCTTATCTGCTAATCTACACAATTCTTGATCATACAAGTGCCCATCGGGAAGTTCATCAAATGTGAATGGAACTTGATTGATAAAGTACATCTTCACAATCATAGTGCCATTATTATACCAACAATATGCATGACTGATTCGATAAGACATAGGGTTTTCCCATATCTTATATTTATTTTTTATTCTTACCCCTGTAAGTATCTGTTTGAGCGTGACAATTGGGGCACAAGATACGAAGGTTTTCTAAACGATTGTCGTGGTGATTACCGTTTATGTGGTCAAGTTCAATAGGTGCTGGTTTTCCATTCCATTCAGTTATGCCACAGCACTCACATTTGTGTTGTTTGAGACCTTCTGCTATTAATCGTTTTTTAAATTTATGCGATTGGTGATATGAATTTTCAGTCAAATAATATTCAATAGGTTTTTTAGTGTAATCGTGTGTTTTTCCTCTTAAGTGTGCTTGCCCAGTAAAATGAGAATCATCAAGATTTAGAGTTTTTATTCTTTTTTGAGCAACTTCATAGTTTCCACCTGCTTGTTTTAAATTAAGTTTGGATAAAACTTGTCTAATACTCGTGGAAGTTTTGACTGCCTCTATAAATTGCTCATCAGTATATTTACGATTAGACATAACTTAAACGGAAAACTCATTATTATTTATATTGCTATGTCTTTTAAGTAGCGGTGGCGAGATTCGAACTCGCACTGTATTGATTTTAAGTCAACTGCCTGCTGCCGATTGGGCTACACCGCCAATAAGACCATTATAACTCAAAGAATCATAATAGTCAATAGGCGGACCGGGAATTGAACCCAGATTGAGCCCTTATAAGGAGCCTCTTTTACCATTAAAGTACCCGCCCATTCGCTATTCGCAAATAAAGAATAGCAATAGTCGCCCAGGGTATCGAACCCTGCCAAAGGCCCTAATCTGGGGCAAAGGGTTTATAAGACCCCTCTGAACACCTGTTCTGACGACCATAAAATCCAAATCAATTATAGCAGATTTGGAACTCTTTGTCAACTACCTTCTTCGTGATCCGTATGTATTCGAATCAGATCGTCAACTTCCCTACGCCCACCATAGGGAATTATCACAGCATTTCCATGTTTGCTAGTGATGATGAAAGACTCCCCCCTCTCAACTCTATTGAAAAGGTTGTCAAAGTCTGCTTGAAATTCTTCTACTGTAAACTTTTCCATTCTTTAAAAAGGATTGCTATATGCTAGGTATTCATCACTTACATGAGTACGGACAACTTCCAATACATTCATAAACTCTTCAACATCTTCACACTGTACAACTTTCTCATTACCTTCATTAGAATAAAGATAGAACTTTCGTGCAAGAGTATCGATAACACAACGACTCAGGAACTCTTCAGTTTGCATTCGGTCTTTGATTTATTACTTGAGTATCATAAGGCATTTGGGCGCGGTTGTCAAGAGTGCTTATCATAAGAAATACTTATCTGTAACATAAATTTTATTATTAAAAATAAATTCCACTGTCGGCAATTGATACTCTTTTCATAATTAGTATAATTTAATTTCTTTATATGTTGAATTTGTCAGTTCGTTAATTTCTTTTTTTATTTTTGCTCTCTCGTCATTGTTTTTATAAACAGAACGTGCAAGTTCAATAAATTCATCATCAAATTCTTTTAGTTTTTCTTTTTCTCTAATTTTATCTTCAATTTTCCAAAGTCTTTCATTTATTTTTTTTAATTGAACTTCATATTTTAAAGTATATTGAGTAAGTGTTGATTTGATTTGATTTAATTCATCTAGTTCTTTATGTACATATTCATTGTCTGTAAGGAATGCTTTGATTTCAAGAATAGAAATTTTATCTAATAATTCTCCTACCGATATTGGAATTGTAATTTTCATAATACTTCTCTCACCTTTTCTTTAATATTTCTAATTCTTTGATTCCACCAAGAAGTAACAGATTGACTATCTATTGTGGGTTTGGTACACTCTATGTATGCATCTTCCCAGGAATCGGCAAAAATCCAAGGTGGATTTTCTTCGTATTTAAATGTAATTTTTATTTCATCTCTTGAACCTACTACAACAGGAATTGCTCCATTCATAGATGCCTCATATAATCGAAAGCAATCTAATGAAGAATTACCTCTTCCACAAGGAACAAATAAAGACTTTGAATAAATTTTACACATCAATTCTTTTGTGGTAGAGTTCCCAATAAAATGAGGATTCAATTTTTGAAAGGTTGATATCATATCACTTCGGTCAGATTTGATTTCTCCTAGAAAAGACCAGATCAGTTTTTTATTCTCAGAAAAAATTTTACAACCATTTGTATATCCTAAAGGAATGTGAATAGTATTTGATGTGTATGTATAATTTGGATGATGATATTGTCTTAAAAATAATTCACAATAATTTCCCAGTTCATTGAAACAAGATAAATCTTCACCAATGAATTCATCAGACAAACAAATAATAATTTTTGGTTTAATTCTTTTTATTGTATTTTTGATATTCGAAAAACTATGAACCCTGGAAGAAAATGCAAATACATCACAATTTAAATTAATAGTTTCAATTTCTGATGTTGGAATATAATTTACATTTCCTTCTGGTAAAATTTCATTTAATAAAAAATCAGTTTCCCATAATCCAGTTTCAACCACATAATTCATAAAGGATTGGATAAATCAAAATTATTTTGAATCAACTCGATAATATTTTTATTTTTGGAGACTACACCAAGTCCAAAAGTATGAGTAAAGGTGCATTTGGGGAGATCTATCTCATCAAAAAATTTCTTGACTCCATACTTATTTCCATTGAGTTCTTCCACGCAAGTATCGTGAAATAAAATAACTCCATCATCATTCACAAATTTACTCCAAGTTTCAAAATCATTTTTCACTGATTCATAAGAGTGATCTCCATCAATATGTAAAATATCAATCTTTTTATCCCAAGTTTTTGCCACATCATCAAAATATCCTTTAATGAAAGTTATATTATCTTTCAAGTGTAACTTTTCTTGTTTATGAAGAACTAAATTGTAAACAGAATCATCTCTATGACCAGCATATGGATCACCCTCAAATGAATCAATTCCATATACGTGACCTATACGAGGCATAGCAAAACAGAAAGTAGAAAATCCCCAATCAACTCCAAGATCAACAGTAACTTTTGGTTTCAAATAAGAAACTAACCACTCAGCAAAACCACGATGCCCTTTCCAACAAGTATGAAGATCTTCTAGATTTGTTAAAAAAAGTTTGTCTATTGCTTGATGTCTTTCTGGAAATCTTAAAGTTTCTGGATTAAATCCAGTTGCAAATATAGTAATATTTGGATTATTTAAATTTTTAGAAAGTTCGCCAAGATATGAAAATGCCTGAGAAAGATAAGGTTCTCCCATATTCATTGCTTCACTTACTGCGTGAAAAGCATAATTTGCTCCCTTAGAAATATTTTGAAGTTGAATTAAGCAAATACTACAACGAATGAAAGCAATAATTCTAAATGTATCAAAATATGCCTTGGAGACATTCAAATATTCTTGACCAAATTCAAGTGCCTTTTGATGATTTCCAACATTAAAATAATGATTGAAAATAAACCAAATATAATACCAGTTTGTTGGATCTTTTTGGTATTCTCTCTCGCAGATATCAAAATAAAAAAGTTCTTTTGAGATTGATTTGTGAATTTTTTTTGTAATTTTAATCGTAGTATCTACAGAAGATTCTTGAGGAAATTCTTCCGTAGAAACAAAGATAGGCATTTCGTGAACTGCATTTACCCATTTATAATTTTTTGTTCTATGAAATCTTGTGTGAACTTCATTGGATTGTTGTGGTTCATCTTGACCGTTATCATCAAATCTCAAATGCCTGAATGTCGTAAAGTCTTCCTGAACCATATCCAAACCTTCAAGATAAATCTCATTTACATCTTCATTGAAATCAATTGAAAATGCCCAATCAGTTTTTACATAAGAAAGTGCCTGATTTCTTGCAACAGAAAAATCAAATTCTTTTTTTGTTTGTGGGTGTTCGTGAACTTCAATACCAGCATCTCTGAGAAGTTGAACTGTGTTATCAGTGCTTCCAGTATCAACGACTACAGTATGATAAAACTTTTTGGAATTTTCAATAAACTTATCAATATTATTTTCTTCGTTTTTTGCAATCGCATATAAAGTTACATTCATTTTAATCTCCTCATTTTTTGGTTTGAAGTGGCACCAATGCCAAATTTTTTGTGAATACTCATAGTTTAAATTACCATTCAGAAAAAATAATGTTTTGTTATTGAAATACTCATTGACTGCAGAAATCACACCATTCCAACATAGAGCATAGTCATCTCCAGCAATCAATCCTCCAGGTTTAAGTTTTGGATACCAAGCAGTGATATCTGCCAAAACATTTTCATAATCGTGAGATGCATCGATGAAAATAAAATCAATACTCTCATCGTCAAATTGAGATGCCACACTCAAACTTGTTCCTTGAATGGGAACAATAATATCATCAACTTTACATAAAGATATATTATTTTGAAAAAGTTTTAGTAATGAAGTGAAATTATTTTTTATGTTTTTTATGATTTCAGTATGTTCTTCACTACCTTCAAATGTATCTATCGCATAAACTTTTATATTCTTTTTTGATTTCTTAATTTCCTGCCCCAAACAACAAGTGGATCTTCCCATCCAAGAACCAATTTCAACAAAAACTGAATCGTCTGAAAATTTACTTGCTGCTAATTTATAAACTAAATCTGAATCAAAAAATCCAGGAACATCTTTCCAATTCATAAGTAATTCTTCCAATCAATACAAGGTGAAATCCATTCTTTTACTGCGTGAGTTGAATATCCAGGAAGACAAGAAATCAAATATTTTCCTCTTTGATTCAAGTCCAAAAATTTTTGATGGTCTGCAGTTGGTTCTACATTGAAAGAATATTGATAATGAATTTTTTTATCTTCTTTTAATGTTTTAAATTTAGTAGCAAAAGTATTTGTAGTAGAAGGAACTGGTTTCCAATGAGAATTTTCAGTAATTAAAATCTTACTCATTAGATCAGAATACATTTCTGTGTATTTGTCTCTATGATCATATAAAGTGACATATGAAACTGGTAGATCAAATCCTTCTTGAAGAATAACATCCCAGTTTGGTCGATGAACATAATCATCTTCCAAAAAATAAATGATAGTATCATCATCAAAGTCTTTTTGTAAGACGTATTCTAACGTTCTCAAAAAACTTTTTGCTTCTCCTCCAGCATTGATAATATGAACATTCTCTTCCTGCGATAAAAATGTATCTTCTATTTTACCATAAAACTCATCATAAAATATAGTATAATTAGTGGTCTCTGAATTATGAGTATTTTTAAAATTTTGAAATACTTTTTGTTTATTCCACCATTCTGGTCTTTCTTTATTTGGTTGCTCTTGAATCTTTGAATAGTAACAATGTCTTAGAAATACCTCAATTTTTTTCATATGTTAAATTTATCATAAAGTTTTACATTTTCTTCACCAATAATTTCTTCTGGAGGTGGTGAAGTTCTCTGGAGTTTTGGTCTTATTTTATGAAGATTTTCAATACCCCAAGCATCATCTTTGTCTTCTGCACAAGTATTTAGAATGTTGGAAAAATCGTGCTGATGAGGTTCTATCTCAAGAAACTCATAGATTTTTTTTATGGTTTCTTCTGGATTTTGTGTAATATCTTTATAATCTACTAAGTGAATATTTTCTGGATTATGTTCTAATCCATATACTAGACTTTGATATGGATCTGACACATAATTTTTCCAAAGACATTCAATACGATTATCTACAGTAATTTCTTTTCCTTCATTTCTTAAATGTGCATCTACAAAGTTATCAGTTTTATTTTTTTCAATAAGAATAATATACGATGCAAGAACTTCTGATATTCTACGATTAGTTGCTACAATTTTTGGTTTTTGATGAAGAAATTTTTCAATTGAAGATACATTTTTACACCATCCACGATGTTTGTCTAAAATACAAGGTTTATCAATATGGTTGTAAAAGTTTGAAAGAATTGAATGATAAGTATTATAAACAATCTGTTCCTTATCGTAAGTGTATTGTAGATCTAATTTTGAAAATCCATCATCAATCCAACATAATAGATCGGCAAGAGGTGATGTTGGAGTTGCCTGAATTTTTGGATGCTGAGAAAGAATGGAACCTAATAATGTGGAACCACTTCTGGGAAGACCAGAAAGAAAATAAAGAGACTTCATAGATTTTTGAAATTATTTATGGATCTGGTGTGTATTGAATTGCTGCTATATGCTGACGCCCACAAAAAGTAAATTTCCATTTATTTGCACCATATAATGTGGTGACTGGTGTGCTTCTAGTTGTAGTATCATTGACTCCGAGTTGTCCATAAGAATTACGACCCCAAGTCCATAAAGTTCCATCAGTTGTGAGTGCAACCGTATAATAACCTCCACCAGAAGTAGATTTCCAGTTAGTTCCACCCAATAGTGTTGTGACTGGTGTGCTTCTAGATGTAATATCATTGACTCCTAGTTGTCCATAAGCATTAAAACCCCAATTCCATAAGGTTCCATCGGTCTTGGTTGCAATTGTATATAATTGTCCACAAGAAATGGATTTCCAATTGGTTCCGCCTAATAATGTAGTGACTGGAGTAAGAGTTGTATTTGTAGTATTGATTCCTAATTGTCCCCTATCATTACGACCCCAAGTCCATAGAGTTCCATCGGTTTTAATTGAGATTGTGTGTAAAGTACCACCATCAGCAATGGATTTCCAGTTGGTTCCACCTAAGAGTGTGGTGACTGGTGTACTTCTATTTGTAGTATCATTGACTCCTAGTTGTCCATTAGTATTAGAACCCCAAGTCCAAAGAGTTCCATCGGTTTTAATTGAGATTGTATGAACATAACCACCAGCAACAGATTTCCAGTTAGTTCCACCTAATAATGTAGTGACTGGTGTGCTTCTAGATGTAGTATCATTGACTCCTAGTTGTCCATTACTATTAAACCCCCAAGACCATAGAGTTCCATCAGTTTTTATTGCAACTGTATAATATTGTCCACAAGAAATGGATTTCCAATTGGTTCCGCCTAATAATGTAGTGACTGGTGTTATTCTAGTTGTGATTTGGTCATTGACTCCTAATTGCCCTTCAAAACAACGTCCCCAATTCCACAAAGAAGGTTGCCTAAAAATTTCAGCAGGCACAAAGATATCATAAAAATCATAGACAACTCCATTTTCAGTAAATCTATAATTAATATCGTCTCTAGGCATCTTATTTTATTGCTGTTTTACTATCACTATTGGAGTATTCATCTTTTGACTCCAGTTATCAAAATACTCTATTATACTCTTATTTATCGAATCCTTAGTTGTCTCGATGATTTTAAGATATTGTCCTTGTGCATTATTCTCAACTGAAACCAAAAACCCACACTTATCTGGTCTAAATTCATCATCAATTAATTCCTGTACCCAAGCACAAAAATAATTTTCACAAGATTTGGGTCTTACTTTATGAACACTGCATCCATCGCAATCTAAAAATTTACAAGATTTTCCAGCACCAAATTCCCATCCATAAGAATCTCCATATAACCAAGTGCAGCAGACAGTGCAACCATTACAATTTCTCATTTGATGTAATCCGTTTCCTTAAAATAATAATTTACCAAATCTATTTCAGCATTATGTAATTTCGAGGAAAATTCTTCATTCCAAGTTTCCAAAGACTTTGCCTTATATTTCTTTCCACTACCAATCCAAAACTCTCTATCTAATCTGTAATTTGTTTCCAAATACTTATCATTTAATCTATTAATATAAGAAGCATTTGCCCACCAAAAATTTCCTGGATAGTGCCCAACATTGTCTATGTTTTTTGTAACTTCACCGTTTCCCCAAATAGTATCACCAAGAATTAACCAAGTTTGCCCAACACAATCATAAGTATTTAAATAATTTGCACATTCTTTCCATCGATCAATTACAAAGTATTCCATCATCAGTCTCCAAGATTGAGATTCTAGAGTATTCTTAGAAGATCCTTTTGTGTGAAAATAAAGAATTTTATAATCAGGATTTTGCTTGCAGAAATCTCGCAATGAAATCAAAGTTTCTGTTTCCTCTTTCCAATTTGTATTTCTCTTTACCACTGTTTTTTCTGGAACATTAAAAAGTTCTTGATCTCCATTCACACCAAAATGAATATAATCTGCTGCTTGTATCAATCCAGAAGAATACAAACGATGAATTTGTGATTGGTAAATAAAAGCACCCAATCCAATTTGCCCTATATGATAAAAAATTGCTATCTTCATATTTGATATGTTGCTTCTTCCATTCCTTTAATTACATTTAATCCTAAATTTGAAGTTCGCACAATCTTTTTCTTATCAAGATAATAATATAAAGAGTGTTCGATATCAATACCAGTAGTGCATTGAATCATTTTTTCCATATACTTAAAACTCTTTTCTAATGCATCTACAGTCTCAACAAATAAAGACCTATCAAAAGACCACAATCCAGTTACCATAGAACCTTTTGATTTGTAAACAAAGGCATAAAAATTTTTATAGACAATATCATCCATTATGTCGTTTTCAATTTCTGGATATTCAAATGTTTTAGCAACATAATAATTTTCTAATAATTTACTTTCGTAATCTTTGATGTCAAAATAATCATTCAAAGAATATCTTCCAGTTAATTTGAATACTCGTTGAACATCAGTAAATACTTGATTTTTTTTAATATATTCTAATGCACATAAGACACCTCTAGTTTCTAATAGAGATTTTCCAAATGTGAATAATGATGGATTTGAATTTAAATTCTCATACAAAACTTTCAATCCAGAATCATCATAAAATTCTAGAAACAAATCTACTTTTTCTTTTAAAATATCTTTATAATCGTTTGGAATTTTTTTGTACGAACTTTCAAAAAGACAAATATAAGAATTTGGTGCCTTTTTTCGAATTGATTGAATTGTATCTAGTGTTTGAAAAAATCTTTGTTCTGTATTATATCTGCTATAATGTTCTTCCGCAAAATGTTCAAGAGACGAACCGACTAAAAATAAAAATTTATAATTCATAAAAACACGAAGAATGATTTGGAATAATTTTCTGTTGATTCAATACATTATTTATTCTCTTCGTCCAAAGGTCTGGAAGATTACTCTTAAATTCACTGATTCTAAAATAGTGCCAGGTTGCTGGATATAATGTTCCTGTGCCATAATTTCCATAAGATCCAAGCATTCGATGGTTATCTCCATCATAACCAATTGGATACATTAATTGATATGGAAATCCAATTTCGTCTGCTCTTAATGATAAAATTTGAGCAGTATCTATTTGAATTCCATCTTGAACAAACCAAGAGAGGTCTGGATTTCCCAAAGTATTCCAGGCGTCTTGAGTTACAATCAAAAAAGATGCAGCAGCATAAAGACGATTTCTCATTTGTGTATGAGAAATATTTTGAGCATTTCCCACGAAAGATTTATTTTTTACTGCCCAGTCATATGCTGTTTCTATTAATTTTTTATTGTGAGGAATACAATCAATATCCAAAAAGCAAGCAACTTTTTCTTGTTGCATCACAGAAGTCATAAACTTTCCGTGAGCAGTATATAAAGTATTATAGTCATCAATTGCATCTTCAATGTGATATTGAACTTCTAGTTCTAGTTTATCGCAAATTTTTTGATGATCTGATATTAACTGTTCTGGTAAATTTTTAGTATAAAAAGTATGAAATTTCATAGTGTATTTAAAAACTCCTTCAATTGTTGCAAGGGTTCATTCCAATTTCTTGGTTTCTTTTGTCGAAATAGATGAACATTATCTCCATACCACCAAGATTTTCCGGTTGAACTTGTCCAAGCATAATACTCCATAATTGGAACAAAAACACAAACTTTTTTACCCATTGCAGCAGCAATATGAGCAATTGAAGTACAAGAGGTAACAACTAAATCCATTTGATTGATGATGGAAAAGGTATCCGCAAACTCCCTGTCTTTTGAATGAAACTCTTGAATATGATTTTTACAAGAATCAGGAACTGGAGTGTCACTCATTTGCAATGAATATAGTGAATATTCTGGTTTTGCTACTACATTCCACAAGTCAAAGAAATCTACACTTCTAAAATGTGCTTGTTCAAATCCAGAATCAGAATTCCAGAAAATTCCAACTTTAAATTTATCATTTTTTTGAAGATAAGAATATTGAGTTTCTTTTTGTGGAAGTGGTTTTAAATAAGGTTCTTGTCCCAAATCTTGAACTGAAAGTTGAAGATAATAAGGAAGAGCAAGAGCATATGTCCAACAAGCATCTTCTGGGTATTCTGGATTATCCCAAACACAAACTGACTCAAATCCATTATAATTAAAAATTTCTGCAAGATGCTTTCTAGTTGTTGCCCATATTGGTCTCATTCCAAGATTCTTTAAGTGCTTCATAAATCTGATGTGCATTATTTCATCACCAGCACCACAATTTCCATCAATCACAATAGTTTGATTTGGTTTTATGATACCATCCCATTTTGGAATTGAAAATTTAATACTTTTGTATGCTTCTTTTTCCGTTTCAATCAGAAAGTGTGAAAGTGCTGTATTTAAGTCATCTTTGCGAAAATAGTATCCAGAAAGATTATGATGAACTTTCTTTTGTATTTCCTCTGGTAAATCTTTTCTTTTTGATAGATTGAATAGTAACTTATGTGCCTTATCTAATTGTCCTAATTGAGAATAAGAAGTTGTCTCCTCAAATAAAAGTTCTGGATCATTTGGAGTCAGTTTCTTACACTTCTCAATTTGAGTGATTGCTTTCTCTGGAAAATTGAATTGATTATATGCATTAATCAGATTTTTGGAAGTAATATATTTTTCTTCTGTTTTCTCTGCAAGTTTTAATGCCTTTTCTCCATATTCAATTGCCTTTGTAAAATTTTTAAGTTCAAAAAATATCTTTGCTATTTCATCGTATTGTGAAAATATTTCTGCTCTTTTTCCAAATGCTTCTAAGAGTTGATATGTAAGTTGTTTTTCTTCGAATGAATATAATGTTTTTGCTACCAGTTCAAGTGGGTTCATATAAAATAATTTATTTGATATTATTTAGATGTAATCTACTGATTGGATTGCAATTGTATGAGACCTCCCACCGGCAATGGATTTCCAATTGGTTCCACCTAATAATGTAGTGACTGGTGTGCTTCTAGATGTAGTATCATTGACTCCTAGTTGTCCATTAGTATTAAAACCCCCAG